TCCTCCCCAGCCTTCCAGCTTTGCAAGCGACTCTTGATCGAGCCCTTTGCAGAACCGTATACACTATTCAGAACCGGTGCTAATAAACGCGCAACGGATGTCACTACAGTAAGGGTGGCTACTTCCGGCATAAAAAACCCATAAGCATTTATTGAGATAATTTAATTTCGCTGACTTGGTGCCTATCGGCTAAACATCTCTCTGCAAGCATGCTGGCCGGTGAGGCAGCACCCAAGTTTAGCAGGATAAAACCGTTGTGCGCGCATACTCTAAAATGTCAGTTATGGGGCAAGAACACCCAAAAACAAACGTTCGCTCTTGGCTGATACCTGCTTTTTGGCCAACGGCTGCTTTGGGTCGATTTTTGCCGGTGGGGAAGGGCTGCAAACGACTGTGGATTGCCGCCTGGCGCGTAGGACTGATTGCATAATTTCCTTCCCTTCATGGTTGAAGAGATTGGCAAAATTCATGCACAGCTGGTCAACGCGAATGCAAAACGTGAGGTCAAGTCGGGTGCAATTGCGTATTTACTACGATAAAAGCCTTTTCCGCGCGGAATAGATCTGCTTTTATAGCAGCGTGTGTTGCTGTGAATGCAGCGAGACGCCTTCCAAGAGCCCGACCATTGAGTCGGGTTTTTTGTGTCCATTGACAAGCCCTGCCATCGAGCAGGGCTTTTTCGTTTTCGGCTCCGCCATACCCATCGCTCCAAGCTGGGAGTGCTGCTGGAGCCGGACCTATTGCGCTCCCCGAAAGGGAGGAAGCCGGATGACCAACATGCCCGACAAACCAGACACATGGCTGCTCGTTCTCGCGTGGCTTGGGCAGCATGCGCCGACGATGTACGCCGGAGCATTGTCATTCGTGGTCGGTGCCTTGCGGATAATTTATGGCGGTGGCACGCGGCGACAGGCGCTGCTTGAAGCTTCGCTGTGCACGCTGATCACCATTGGCTTGATTCCGTTACTGGAATACTTCGGCTTACCGCAGAATTTCGCCACGGCTGCGGGTGTGTTCATAGGATTTCTTGGCGTAAAGAAGATCGCTGATCTGGCTGATCGGTTCGCGGACTTCAAATTTCCCAAATCGGGTTCGGCGCCGTGAAGCGCTGCCCTTGGCTGCTGCCTCTTGTGCTCTTGCTGGCCTACGCCGTTACGGGTCAATTCGACTGTAGTGACTCGCCGGCATGTCAGCCGCTCGCCGCTCAATCCTTCTACCGTGAGATTTAGAGAATGGCCTACACCCAATACGAAACCGTCGTCGCCAACACTCCCGAAGAGTTGACCGCCAAGCTGGCACAGGCCATTGCGGAAGGCTGGCAGCCATACGGTAGCCCTGTCTCCATCACTGAAGGCTTTCAAGTGCTTCAGGCTGTGGTGAAGGGAACGAACAATGCAGCCGGCACGCCAAGTGACATCACCTCGGAAAACATCTCGGACGCCTCGGATGTAGGCAAGGCCGTTCTGGTAAGCGTCGACGCCGCCGCTGCTCGTGTTGCTATCGGCAATGGGACTTCGGACTTCTCGGGTAGCTACAACGACCTGAGCGACAAGCCGGCCATTCCCGTTGAAGGTGATGCAGCGCTGCTGGAAGCCGGCACCGACCTCATTGCGCATACCTGGTCAGCCAAACAGATCCATGACGAGATCGCTCGCCAGATTGCAGCACTACCGGCATGAGCATCACATCCACAGTTTCGACTGCCTCCGTTTTAAACGCGATCTTCAACCAGCGCAGGATCAGAGTTTCCAAACCCTCCGGGGACCCTGGCAACTTCCAAGGAACACGGGGCATAAGACTCGCGCAAACGCGCTAGCGGCAGGGTCTGAAAGTTAGTTGACACAGGTTGACAGGTTGACAGCAAATCCCTGATTTCGAGCCGTCAAAGTTTGTACTTATCCCCCTGATCGTTTCTCCGCACAGGCCCGCTACGATTGGTCGAAACGCCTATTTGCTCTATTCAGGTGTTCGCAATGAAACTCCCGGAAAAACGCTTGGGAAGCCTGTCAAGTAAGTTGACAAGGTTACGCGTTACCCGGAATAAAGAGGTGAGGGTGTATGGCTTTTTTAACTCGTAAGGAATACGGCGAACTGAAGGGCTGGTCGAGGCAGCACATCAGTAAATTGGTCCAAAATGAAAGGCTGGTTGTGAACGGCGACGGGTTGATTGACGTGAATGCTAGCGATCAGCTCCTGGCGATGACCAGCGATCCGAGTAAAGCCGGCGTCGCTGCTCGACACGAGCAGCAGCGACTTCAGCGCGACGCTCCCAGTGCGGGCGAAGAAATCGAGGCTGATCAGCCGGGGCTGGCGCCGGATTTTCAGAAGGCCCGCGCTATGCGGGAACACTATTTGGCCTTGCAAGAGCAGGCCAACTTTCATACCCAGCAGGCCACACTCGTTGAGCGAAAGGCAGTGGAAAATGCAGCCTATAACGCTGGCCGCCTAGTGCGTGATCAGTTGCTGGGATTGCCTCCGCGTCTGGCCCCGGAAATGGCAGGGATGACCGACCCCTGGCAAATCGAGAGGCTTTTGACTGCGGCCATTCGACAAGCGCTGGAAGACGCCGAACGAGTGTCAAAGGCGGATCTAGAGCACGCCGTCACCCCGAGTTAAATCTATGCCCTCAGAGATCCCGAATGGTGCAGCGGTGTACCGTGAGGCGCATTTCCGTGGGCTACAACCGGACCCAGATCTCTGGATCGATCAGTGGGCCGACGAGTACATGCGTATCCCACGCGATGCCGGCGCAGCCGAACCCGGCCAGTACCGTACGGCGCGGACCCCGTATGCCCGCGAACCGATGCGCTGTCTGTCACCGGCGCACCCCTGCAAGCGCGTGGTGACCATGGTCGCCTCGCAGTTGATGAAAACCCAGATCGCTTTGAACTGGATCGGTGGTTTGATGCACATGGCACCATCGAACATTTTGACCTTGCTGCCCAGCCTCGGCCTGGCCAAGCGGGTGTCTTCGCGCATCGGCAAGACCATCAAGGCCACTCCTGAGCTGCGCCAGCGGGTCGCCGCCAACCGCTCGCGCGACGCTCGCAACACCATGGACACCAAAGAGTTTGAAGGCGGCTCGCTGTACATCACCACAGCAGGCTCCGCGGCGAACCTGTCGGAGCTGTCGGCCCGCTATATCTACGGCGATGAGGTGGATCGCTGGGTGGTGGACGTTGGGGAGGAGGGCGACCCGATCGAGCTGGCTGAAACCCGGGGCAGCACCTTTGGCCGTAACGCCAAGTTCTACTTTTCCAGTTCACCAACGATCCGAGGCGCCTCGCGCATTGCCGATCTGTTCGAGACCAGCGACCAACGTTATTACTACGTGCCGTGCCCGAATTGCGGGCACATGCAAGTCCTGGAATGGGAACGCCTGCATTATTCGACGGATTGCCAGCGGGCGCACTATGAGTGCGCCGGTCCTGACTGTGACGTGCTGATCGAAGAACATCACAAGGGTGAGATGTTGACCAAGGGCGAGTGGCGCGCCCATGCCCAGGGCGATGGTGAAACCGTCGGCTTCAATCTCAATGCGTTGTACTCACCGCCCGGCTGGACCGGTTGGGCGGCGCTTGCCAAACAGTTCGAGAAGGCCAAGACCGCCATGTCCCGCGGTGATCTGGAGCCGATGCAGGTGTTCTACAACACCCGTCTGGCCAAGGTTTGGGACAGCGCGCAAGAGCAAACCAAAGCCGATGTACTGATGGCTCGGGCGCGATTGGAAACTTACGGGCTGGGGTCAATACCGTTCGCCGTGCTGATGCTCACGGCCTCCGTCGATGTTCAAGCCAACCGGCTGGAGTTCATGGTGGTGGGCTGGGGCGCCGGCATGGAGCGCTGGATCATCGACTACCAGGTGATCTGGGGCGATCCCTCCGACGAACGCACCTGGTCCGTGCTCGACGACAAACTAAAGGCGCGTTATCCGCATCCGTGTGGCGCTGAGCTGACGATCCGGGCAGCCGGCATCGACTCCGGCGGCAACCACACCGACGAGGTGTACCAGTTCTGCCGGCTGCGGCGCTGGCGCAACATCTTCGCAGTTAAGGGCGCGAGCAAGTCGGGTCGGCCGGTGATTGCGCAGCGGCCATCGATGATGGATGTCACCTGGAAAGGCTTGACCGAGCGCAAAGGTGTCGAGCTGTGGTTCATCGGTACCGACACGGCCAAGGACTGGATTTACAACCGCTATCCGGTGGAGGACGGTCCCGGCGCGCTGCACTTTGCCAACGACCTGCCGGATGATTTCTTCGCCCAGTGCGTCGCTGAGCGCAAGGTGACTCGCTACATCAAAGGCTACAAGAAAATCGAATGGGTCAAGGGCAAGGCAGAGCGAAACGAAGCCCTCGACTTGATGGTGTACAGCCTGGCGATGGCGCATTACCTGGGGCTGAACCGCTACAAGGAGCACGATTGGGAGCGGGTGAGAAATGCCCTGCTTCAGGCGGTACCACCGGGCGAGAAAGCGGTGCCCACCCAGCGTATCAGCAGCCCCGCGATACCCCGGCAGCAACCGCCTGATCCCGTACCACCGCCGGCCAAGCAGGTAGCAGCCTCGCTGCCGAGTGCCCGGCCTCCACAGCGACGAAGCTCCAGCAGCGGCTACCTGAAAAAACGGCGCTGAGAGAGCACGCGCAGTTGCACATCACGTTGTCTTTTACTTTAGAGCGATCCCCATGGCCTTTACCCAACAGCAGCTCGATGCGGTCGAGAAGGCAATTGCGCGCGGTGAAAAAATCGTGCGCTACGCCGATCGCAACGTCGAGTACCGCGACATCGACGAATTGCTCAGGGCACGCGACGAAATTCGTAGCTCGCTGATCGCAGCGGCAGGCCCTCGGTCGCGCATTGTGCGGCTTTACCATGGAGGCAAAGGACTGTAATGGCTCGTCAGTTTCCTACCTTGGGGCGTACCGGTTTCCTGATCCCGTCGAATATCAAGGCCAGCTATGAAGGGGCCGCCGAAGGGCGCCGGTCTGCCAGTTGGGATGCGCCGGACGCCGGCTTCAACAGCATCGCCATTCCAGCATTGCGTAACCTGCGTTCGCGCTCCCGCGCGGCAGTGCGCAATGACCCCTACGCCTTCAACATCATCGACAAACGGGTCAGTAATCTGATTGGCACCGGCATCACGCCGCGGCCAAAAACCCAGGACGATGAACTCCGGCATCTACTGCAAGAACTCTGGGCCGACTGGACTGAAGAGTCCGACGCTGATGGTCTGACCGACTTCTACGGGCAGCAGGCTTTGATCGCCCGGACGGTGGAAACAGCCGGCGAATGTTTTGTCCGCCTGCGCCCTCGCAGCCTCGATGAAGGGTTGGTGGTGCCGTTGCAGCTGCAGGTGCTGGCCCCGGAGTTTGTGCCGCACGACAAGTTCGAAATGGCGCGTAACGGCAACATCATTCGCGCCGGCATTGAGTTCAGTCCGGACAGCCGCCGGGTCGCGTATTGGATGTACCGCTCGCATCCCGGCGATGCCTCCTCAACGAACAGTGGCTACAACCAGCTGGTGCGCGTACCAGCGAGCCAAGTGCTGCACATTTTTGAGCCGGTCGAACCGGGTCAGCTGCGTGGTCTGCCGCGTTTATCACCGGTGCTCAAGCGCCTGCGCAGCCTGGACAACTACGACGATGCGGTGTTGTTCCGCCAGGAGGTGGCCAACCTGTTCGCCGGCTTTATCAAAAAGCCTTCACCGGATGACATCCAGACCCCGGTAGACCCGGTAACCGGTGCACCGCTGAACCTCGCCTCGGATGGTTTCACGCCCATGGTGGCGTTGGAGCCCGGGACCATGCAGGAGTTGTTGCCAGGGGAGGAGGTGGAGTTTTCAACGCCACCGGATGCCGGCAACAACTACCCAGATTTTATGCGTCAGCAATTGATGGCAGCGGCGGCCGGCGCCGGGATGCCGTACGAAATCCTCACCGGCGACATGCGCGAAGTGAACGACCGCGCGCTGCGGGTGGTGCTCACTGAGTTCCGGCGTCGACTGGAGCAGCTGCAATTTGGTGTGTATGTGCACCAGTTGTGTCGCCCGGTGCGGGCCGCGTGGATGGACATGGCGGTGCTCAGCGGCGCCGTGTTGTTGCCGGACTATGCCCAGCGGCGCCGCGAGTACCTGCGTACGCGCTGGGTGCCTCAAGGTTGGGCCTATATCCACCCGGTTCAGGATGTTCAGTCACGCACGATGGAAGTTAACGCCGGGTTTGCTTCGCGCAGCGAGATGGTCCTCCGTACCGGCTATGACGCCGAAACGGTTGACGAAGAAAACGCCGCCGATGCCGAGCGGGCTCGAGGAAAAGGTCTTAATTACAGCACGCTCGTCGAACTGCTACAGGCGCTCGACGACAAGGAGCAAACATGAGCAAGAACGCGTCGCCGCGCATTTACAACAGGGCTGGCCAGCAAGTGCCGGTGCAGGACAAAAGCTGGTACGCCGTGCAAGCCAGCGGCGAAGCCACCGAGCGTGTGATCGAAGTCTTTGTCTACGGCGAGATCGGTACCTGGGGCATTACGGCCAGTCAGTTCATGAAGGATCTGCGCGCTGTCGATGACGGCGTGTCGCCGGTGATTGCGGCGTTCAACAGCATCGGCGGCGACCTGTTCGACGGGCTAGCCATGCACAACACGTTGTCGCGGCTGGGCGAGCGTTGCACTGCACGTATTGATGCCTTGGCGGCGAGTGCGGCAAGTGTCGCGGTGTGCGGCGCCCACAAGGTGGTGATTGCGTCGAACGCCATGCTGATGATCCACAACCCATGGACCTATGCGGCCGGTGATGCCGACAGCTTTCGCAAAGTGGCCGATGTCCTCGACCAAACCATGGAGGCGATCATTGCAGCCTACAAGGCCAAGGCACCGGACATCGATGAGGCGGAGTTACGAGGTTTGGTGGCCGCCGAAACCTGGTTGACCGCCAGTGAGGCGGTGGCTCTGGGGCTGGCCGATGAGGTGGGCGATGGGGTACAGGTCAAAGCCTGTCTGGGGCAGGGCGGGGTAATGCAGCGTTACCAGCACACTCCAGCTGAATTGTTGGCCCAGCTCGATGAGGCGCCCGAGCCGGCTCCAGAGTTGGAGACACCTGCGCCCGCGCCCGTGGCCGACTCGGCCAAGCTCGCGTTGCTGATCACTCAGCGTTGTGCCGAGTCAGGGATCAGTAACCTGGTCGCGCCGTTGCTCAGCTCGACCCAGCTTGAAAGTGAAGAGATCGTCCAGGCCGGGCTGACTCGGGCCAAGGTGGTGCATGACCTGTGTGTCGCGGCACGATTGCCAGAACTCAGCGCTGAGTACGTGACAGCGGGACTGGACGCACCTGCGGTACGCGCGCGGCTGTTCGACAAGATCGTCAGCAGCGGCAACGGTTTCGAAATCGACAACAGCGTGCCGCTCAACGATGACCCAGCACCGAAGGTGCAGGCGAAACAACCGGATCCGCCATCGATCTGGGCAGCCCGTCAGGCCGCCCATGCGGGGCAATCCAACAGTGCAAAAGGAGCACGAGCATGACCGTAAAGTACGAAACGCTACACGCTGGCGAATTTCTGCTCTCCGAAGGGGCCGGGAAAATCTCTCGTGAATCCATCCTAGTAGCCGCTGGCCCCGCGTTGAATGCCGGACAGGTACTGGGGCTGGTCACCGCGACCAATGAGTTTGCGCCCTACGATCCCGCCGCCATCAATGGCACTGAAGTGGCGACGTGCATCCTGTACGGGCCACTGGGCGAGTCGACCGAGGAGCGCCGCGCTAGTGCGGTGGTGCGACTGGCGGAGGTCAGCGAGGTGCATTTGACCGGTTTCGATGCTGATGCCGAGGTTGCCTTGGCGGCTCAATTTGTGATTGCCCGCTAAGTCAGTCCCCCTATTCCCAACCCCGCCCTGTGCGGGGTTTTGCATTTCTGGAGAGTCTTTTCATGGCCGATATTGGCATTTTTACCGATGATGTTTTTTCTGTGTCCTCGCTGACTGCGGCGATCAACGAGCAGGAATACCTGCCGGGTCGCATCAGCGGCCTGGGCCTGTTTCGCGAGGAAGGCATCAGCACCCTGACCGTGCAGATCGAAAAGGACGGCAACACCTTGGCGCTGGTGCCGGCGGGTGAGCGCGGTACCTCGGGTCTGGTCGTCGGTGCCAGCAAGCGGCAGATGATTCCGTTCAATACCGTGCACCTGCCGCAGCGTTTCACCATCAAGGCTGACGAGATTCAGGGCATTCGCGCCTTTGGTACGACGACCGAACTGCAGGCTGTGCAGGGCGTAGTGAACACGCGCCTGAGCAAAGCCAAGCGTCAGCTCGACGCCACCCATGAATTCCAGCGCATGGGCGCGCTCAACGGCCTGGTGCTCGACGCGGATGGCTCGACGGTCCTGCTGAACATCTATCAGGCGTTTGGTGTGGAGCAACAAAGCTTGTCTATGGGCCTGAACGACTCGGCGACGAAGATCCGGGTCAAGTGTGGCGAAGCGCTGGAC